CTATTTTAGGGCACATTCTGACGAGCTGAGAGAGGTTAGAGCCAAACGCAGACGCAGCGCAATACAAAGTTTGGTCAATCTCGAACAGAGCACAAACGTGGATTATGAAACCTATCTAAACATTCAGAAAGAAAAGGACAAGCTAAAGCAAAAGTGGCGTGAACCAAAAGTATGACGCGCACAGCGCTAAAAAGGAATGGATTAGCCGAATTCCGCTGCGCTCCATACGGCAAGGCGCTAAAGCGCCCTTCAAAACAAAGGAGCAAAACCAGATTACAAGAGAAGGTCACGGTTTTATTACAAAACAGCAAAATCATTGAAAAGCCTATTGACAAATGATATAATAAAGTCAAAAAAGAAAGGAAGGCGCTCAAAATGAAACAAAAAGAATACAGATTTATGGCACACATCGCATACGAAGACATGACGACAGAAGATAAAATGTTTATCGACTGCACCGCAAGCGCACGCTGCAGAGCAAAAAAAATGGCAGAAAGACCCGGTGTTGAATCTGTACACCTTTACAGAATTGACAAAACAGAAATTTTTGAATAAAAAGAGAAAGGGGTTGACAAAAAATGCTTAAATGCTATATCATGGACACAGACGGAAACGTAAAGCTGGGAAGACACTTCAAAGTAAGAGAATTTGCTTGCAAAGACGGCAGCCAAGCAGTATTCATAGACGACTACCTATACACCGTTCTGGACATCCTACGACATAAACTGGGAAAGCCGGTGATCATCACCAGCGGATACAGAACGCCAGAATGGAACAAAAAATGCAACGGAGCAAAATACAGCTATCACATCCGCGGTATGGCAGCAGACATCCGGGTCGATGGCATAAGTCCAAAAGAGGTTGCCAACAAACTGAACGAAATCGTACCGGATGAATGCGGCATTATCGTATACAACACTTGGGTGCACTTTGATGTGCGAACCGGGAAAAAATACAGAAAAGGGGTGTAACAATGGAACGTATCAGCATCAAGCGATAATCGAATGACACCATAACCTGAAAAGAAGGACTGGCAATGAAATCATGGAATGCAAGAGACCAGACTCAAAAAGCGAATTGTGAGCGAAACAGACAAAACAGAAAGGAGTAAACCAATGGCACACAGAAGCGGAGCGGGTCAAGGCGACCAGAAACGTTTTACCCAGACTGCAAAGCGGGTAAAAAACATCAACGTTCGACCGAAGGTATCGCGAGGCGGAATCCGATTATAAACCATACAAACAAAGAAAGGGGGTGTAAAATGGCACTAATCAAGGTCAAGGACGTTAAGGAAGCAATTGCGCTGATGATGAACATCCTTGAAAAGCTCGACGAAATCTACCACGCACTGAAGGATGCAAACGAAAACAAAGAGTAAAGGAGAAAAACATGAAGCTGAAATTCTACTCATTTCACGATGCATTGACCAACGGCTACTCGCAGCCATTTCTGCAGAACAACAGGGCACAGGCAGTACGAACGGCACGCTGGAAAGCCAACGAAAGCAAGCTGAGTGAAATCGAAGATATTTCGCTCGTAGAACTGGGCGAATTCGACACCGAAACGGGCTACATGAGCGAAGCAATGCCTGAACACATCGCACGGCTCATCGACCTGAAGGAGACGGCCAATGCTAAATCCTGATACACTGGTAAGATACTACGGACTGCCGACCGAGAGAGTGGTAAACAATCCGGGCAGCAAGACCGCACCAACGTGGAAAGCAGTAAAACGACCGAACGGCACTACCGAATACATCCAGCAGCCGGACGAAGACACATACGAAAAAATCCAGCGAGCTGGCGAGGGCTACGACCTTGCAAGCGCAATCGCACGGCTGGAAGCGGGAGACACCAGCATCAAGGCAAAAAGCATGGTATACACCGAAGGAACTGAACTTGAAAATCTACCGAAGGATATCATGACGATGCACGAAAAGGCCGAAGCTGCAGCCGAAACGCTGGAACAGCTGAAACAGGTGCAGCAGACCGAACAACCGAAAGAGGAAGAAAAAAAAGAGGAGGTGAAGGAAGATGAACCAGTGAAAACCATTTCACGCAAGTGCCGCGAATGGAACGACCGCGAAGCAAATTTGACCGGAGTCATCAGCTCTTGACAACCATCAACGAAGGTGACCTCGTGCCAATCTACTGCGATGAAGTACTTCCGGGCGATACGGCAAAAGTACGCCTGAACGGCCTTATCCGTATGAGCACGCCCATCTATCCTGTCATGGATAACTGCTATATGGATACCTATTTCTTCTTTGTTCCGTGCCGGCTACTGTGGGACCACTGGGAAAATATGTTCGGTGAGAACGATACCGACTACTGGGCGGAAAAAACCGAATATTCCACACCGAAAGCCGAAATCAAAGGCAAAGGCATTAATAACGGAACGATCGGAGATTACTTCGGACTGCCAACAAATATTCCAATGAAAGTAAACGCACTTCCGGCAAGAGCCTATGCCATGATTTACAACGAATGGTTCAGAGATGAAAACGTTGAAGCACCAATAATGATGGGGTACAAAAAAACTGACGAAGCAGGAGTATCAGCAGACCCAGAAGCAGACGGAGCAAAATACGCCAATAAACCAGAATTTACTGCAACCGTATCAGAAGGTGCACTATACGCAACAAAACCGGCAAAGGCTGGAAAGTTCCACGACTACTTCACCAGCTGTTTGCCGAGTCCGTTGAAATCTGAAGCTGTGGAAATCAGCCTGACTGGAAACGCACCTGTTGGCTTATACAAAGACAAAGAGCTGACGCAATTCGGAACGGTAAACGGAAATACAGCAATCTTCTTTAACCAAAATACTTCAGCAGCAGCTACGCCGGGAATTTTAAACACCTTAAGAGGAGGCGAAGACAGAACCAGTACCGTAACCGGAAGTTCGTCAAAAACTGAAAATAAAGTTGACACTGCATACTTAGCGGCAAACCTCAGCGATGTAACCGCAATAAGCATTGCAGATCTGCGCATGAGCATCGCACTACAACACATCTTTGAAGCTGATGCACGCAACGGCACGCGCTATCGCGAGTTCCTTTCCGGCACATGGGGTGTGACAAGCCCGGACAGCCGGCTTCAAATTCCTGAGTACATCGGCGGACAGCGCATTCCAATCAATGTAAATCAAGTTGTTCAGACGAGCCAGACGGACACGGAAACCGGACAGGCACTAGGCAATACGGCAGCATACAGCCTGACCACATGCAGCAAGCAGGTGGTAGACTATGCAGCAACGGAATACGGCTATATCATCGGTCTGGCAGTGGTACGAGTGGAGCACAGTTACCAGCAGGGACTTGCGACCAAGTGGACACGTGGCGGACGATTCACATACTACGACCCGCGACTTGCAGCACTGGGTGAACAACCGGTGTATAACCGCGAAATCTATGCACAAGGCAAAGCTGAAGACGAAAAAATCTTCGGCTATCAGGAAGCTTGGGCGGACTACCGCTACAAGCCTTCTTACGTAACCGGACAAATGCGGTCTAACATCAATACGTCGTTGGACGCATGGCACTATGCGGACAATTATAACGCTCTCCCGCATCTCTCGGCAGAGTGGATTCAAGAGGGAACACAGAACATTGACCGAACGATCGCAGTGACGAGCACAAAAAGCCACCAATTCTTGTGCGACTTCTACTTCAACGAAGAATGGTACCGTGAAATGCCTATTTACAGCATCCCGGGCATCGAAAGAATTTAAAAAAGGAGGAAGCCCCGCAAAAGCGGGGCTATTTTTGAATGGAAACGTTATTAAAACTCATGCCACAACTCATGAAAGGACTAAGCCTACTGACGGGCATAATCACAAACAGTAACATGAGCAGCGCCAAAAACAGCCAAGGGGCCGGCAGCGAGAGCAGCACAGGCAACGAGACCACAACCGGCAGCGTAACAGCACCGCAGCAAATCGGAGCGACACAAATCAGCACACCAACAGGCATCGCAACATTTGGTAACCAGAGCAGCGTAAACACCGCAAACGCACTGCAAATGATGAGCGGACTATTGAGCAACCTCGCAAACGCTGGAAGCCAAGCAAGCGCCAAGAAGTACAACAGCGCGGAAGCGGCAGCAGAGCGAGCGTTTCAAAAGGAAATGCGCGGGACAGCCTATCAGGACACTGTAAAAGACATGATTGCAGCGGGAATCAATCCTATTCTGGCAGCGACCAACGGAGCAACAAGCGCACCATCAGGAGCATCTGCAAGCATTGGAAGCCAACATTATAACCAGCAGAGCGCACAGGCCGCAAGCGTATCCGCAATGTACGAATACGGCAACAACACAGCAGAGCTGGCAGACAAATACTTACAGCTGGCAAAACAGGCCACCAGCGCAAAACAGTTTAAGAATGCGAAAAGCTGGGAACAGGCAGCGAGCGAGCTGGCAACCTCGAGCGCAAAACAGGCACAACAGTACAGCTATGCAGCTAACAAGTTGGGTTCGAGCCTTGCAGGAGCTGGCAAAGCAGCCAAAAAGGTAGCAGAAAAGGCTGGCAAAGCAGCCAAAGACACAGCGGGAAACGTCAAAAAGTACAACCAAAGAGTGCCAATCATGCCAAACATGGACTCATTCAACGCATACAAAGGAGACTAAGAAAGGAAGGGGGGGTGGAAAACATCCCCCTTTTTTGCAACAATAATCCAAAAAATAAAGAATGTTGAAAACTTGAGTTTTCAACACTTTCAACAGGTTTTCAACAACAAGTTGC